GGTAAATGGCGTTTCTGAGTATTGGCCTGCGGCAAGCGTATTGTCGGTTGCATAGAAAAAAGTAAAGTTTGTGTTGTTACTTGTCCCAACTCCTGACATTATCAAATACTGAGAATTTCCTGTTGCCAATGAGCCACGTTTGACCCACATAGACAATGTCCCAATCTTTGCGTTTGTAGGTGAATTAGAATTTGTCCTGCTGAAATACCCAGTTGCACTATTACGCAGACGCACACTACGGCTGATTTGATAGCCGCCACCGCTTGACTTTAAAAATATGTCTTTGGATGCAAACATTATGCGTATGCCTGTGCTGAGTTACCGTACCAGTTTGTACCATCTGCAACAAACGTCAGGATGTCCCATCTGCTTGCTGTAGTGGTCAGTGTGGGTGCAGTTGCGCTAGGCCATTTCACGCTTGTAAATGTGCCTGTAAATGATCCTGCGCCTGTGCTGACAATCAATATGAACGACTTGCCAGCCGTAGCTGTAGGCATGGTGAATGTGCAATTGCCTGTCATTGTTACTGTTTGCACAGTGCCATTGGTCAGCGACAAAGTTTGTGATGTGCCTGAATTACCAATAGCAACAACACTTTCAACATAATTTGTGACTGTTGGGTTTGTCAGTGTTTTGGCAGTTAATGTTTGAGTTAAATCATTTCCTGTGATTGTAAAATCAGCATCAGGAACAGTGACAGTCCTGTTTGCCGTTGGCGAAGCACCAATTGTTGATGTGAAATTAGTTGAACCGCCACTTAATGCAATAGCCATGTTTTTTCCTTAAAAGACAACCCAACGCTGGCCGTTAGAAACTGTAACAGTTTGTCCACTTGCTACAGTAATTGGGCCTATTGAAAAACCATTTTGACCAGTTGAAATTGTGTAACTTGTAGCAACTGAGTCAGAATTTACAATGATGCCATTGCTACTGATGTGTGCTGATGCAGAAAGTTCACCAGTGCTTGGTTTGTAAAGTAACTTGGTGTTGCCAGTATAAATTGTAGTTGGTGTGCCTGATGTTGCATTTGCAAACAATGGATAGAGATTTGTTGCTGTACTAGTGTCGTTGCTGATGCTTGCACCAGCAGTTACTGTTGCCCAACTGGTTGTAGAGCCATTGGTAGTTAGGTATTTACCCGAATTGCTTGTTTGGCTAGGTGCAAGAGCATCAAATGCCGCTGTTGCAGTAGTCTGACCAGTACCACCATTTCCAATTGCAACAGTACCAGTGACATTGCTTGCAGTACCAGTGGTATTTTGATTGAGTGTAGGAATATCAGCGGCAACAATTGCTCTGAATGTTGGTACGCCAGAAGACCCATTAGGTGCGGCTAAGACAAAGTTTGCAGTCTTAGATGCGTAAGGGTTCTGAGTGTCTCCATAACTTGCCGCCAAACTGATTGTTGGAGTTGTTCCACCACTGGATGCAATAGGTGAAGTTCCAGTTACAGATGTCACTCCTGTATTGGAAATAGTCACATTACCAGTAGCACCTGAGACAGAGATTCCAGTGCCAGCAACTGCTGAAGTCACTCCAGAATTGCTGACAGTGATAGAACCAGCACCATTGCTGATACCAATACCAGTTCCAGCAGTCAGATTACCTTTTTCCCACAATGAGGTGGTTGCGTTATAGATAATTGTTTGACCATTGCTAGGGGACTGAGCAGACACATTATGCAGTTCATCTAACTCATAGCCGTTTTGGACTTTGACAAACAACTTACCTTGAGTTGGGTGAGCGTGTTCAACAATAGCGACATAAACTAAATGGTTTGGCGCATAAGATTTAGTCGGAGTCAAAGCACCAGCAGTCGTAGGGCTTAAATACAACTGCTCTCCATCTGTATATGCAGATGTATTGATGTTAGTAATCAATCCAATAATGGTTACATAACCATTAGAGTTATTTGCCAGATCAGCACTCATCAAACCAAGTGTTTGTGCTGAATTTGTATCGTTGTTTGCTCGTGCTTTAGTGACTGTAGGATTTTGACCAGTAGCACCACTGATATAAACAGCAGTACCTTTAGTAAGAGTTGCACCAGTTGTATTACGAACCAAGCAAACTACATTTGTAGTTGATGCCGCTACAGCAACACTCAAATCAGCAGTAGAACCTGTCGTAGTGACAGTAACGCTACCATCAGTTGAGGTAATAGATTGCAAAGTCTCTGATTGGTCAATCTTCTGCCAAACAGTACCATTGAACAGCAACCAATCACCAATTTGCCAATCAGTAATGCCGTTTAAGTTGGTAGAGCCAGCAGTTCCAACAATGTAATAGTAGCCATTCGTACCAACACTAGATGTCAGTGTCGGACTATTAGAAGATGCGTTCCAAGTTCCCTGATAGCTCAATCCACCAGCAACTGATGCCCATGAAGTGCTTGTGCCATTGGTGGTTAAGAACTTTCCTGAGTTTCCTGTTTGACTAGGAATCAGGTTATTGATTTGAGTTTGGAGGGAGGCTAGAGTATCAAGAACAGACTGAGAAGTGCCGCCACCATTAGTAATGACTTTGATGCGTTCTGCAAGGTCAGGAGCAACAACCTCACCAACATTGAGTTCAACACCAGAAGACAATGCAATGATAAGGCTACCATCAAAATCAATGCGAGCAGAGGTAACAGAAACACCATCAACACCATCCACTCCATCACGCCCATCTCTACCAGCGTCACCTTTATCACCCTTTGCGCCATCTCGACCTGCTTTTCCATCTTTGCCATCCCTTCCATCTTTGCCGTTGATACCATCACGACCATCTTTGATAGAAGCAACACGCTTTTCAATGGCATTGCCTACATCGTCATAGCGAGAACGAATATCAGCTTCAATCTTCTTCAGGGCTTGAACAACAAGGTCAACATTCTCGCCAATCTTGCGCTTTTGAACCTCTTTGGCTTGAGCAACTGACTGACGCACTGAATCCAAAACAGCCATCTGCTGTTCAGGAGTCATGTTCTTAAGGATTAGCTCCTTGGCAAGGTTTTCTACATCCATTATTCAGTACCAGTTTGTGCAGAACTCAACTGCTTGGTCAATTGGTTGAGGAAATCTTCTTCCATGCCTGAAATCTTGTTGTTTTTCTCTGCCATTTGCAGTTCAACAATCTTAGACTTGTTCTTGATGTCTGCTTCTTTCAACATCAATTCGGCAATCTTAACTCGCTTGTCGAACTCTTTGGAGGCTTGGTCATCCTGATTAGGAAGATTCTTTGTCATTGCCGCCATGTTCTTTGTCTGAACTTCTTGAGGCATTAACTGCGCTTCAACCAACAATTTCTGTGCTTCAGCCCGATTTTGCTCTGCCGCTGTAGTGTTTACAGCAATCTGAGCCTGTGCCGCTTGGATAGCCAACTGCTGTTGAGCCTGTTGCATCTGTTGTTGCTCAGGATTGGGTTGCATCATCTCATCCAACTTGGCAATCAACTCCATTCGGTTGCTCAAACTGGAGTTTGCAACGATTCCCTTAAGGATAATTGGCAAAACAGGAGTTTCAGCACCCAAAGTCTGCAACAAACCAATGAATTGCTGTTGCTCATACTCTCTGGCAATAATGCCAAGGGTGGCAGTGGGGATGAAGTTCATGTCTACAGAGGGATAACGCTCTGGGTCAAACTGCATGAACCTGAAAGCCGCCTTTTTGATGAATGGAATCAAGAAATCTTCTTGGAAATTTACTAAAGTACGCTTGTATTTCTTAATGATGGAGGCGACAGCCATTGACATACCGCCACCAGCACCATCACGAGCCGCTTGGCTGACCATTCCTTGAGAATCCAGCGTACCAGTGGCTTGCAAGAGCATTCTTTCAAATGCTTGGGCAGTGGCAAGGTTGTTTGGGTCACTCTGACCAAACTTAAATGGGTACAAAATCTCGCTAGGTGCGCCATTTGTGAGGATAGCTTTTCCTGGCTTGATCTCAAACTTCATTCCACGAGGCAAACGAGTGGCATCCATTGCAATCATGGGGCTTGTGGTCAGTGCCAATGAGTCCAAGTGACTGCGAGTCTGTGCATCAATGGCTTTTTGCATATTGAATGCCTTTTCCACTGTGCCACGACCCAACAATCTGTTCGGAATCGTATCGTCTTGGTAGGACAGAACAGGTCTGTCTTTCATCATGTAAGGGTTTTCCTCAGCTTTGAGGAGCAGTCCATCGTTGGCAATCACAACAATGGCTTCAACCATGTCTGTATAGTCTTCAGCGGCTGAGTTTTCGGGGAACAACTCAACGATGTCTTTGTTTTCCTTCATGTTATTGAGGTACTCACGAGGGACAAGACCATAGTAGGTCAGCAAAAGTACCTTTTCATCCTGATACTGACTCACCTCTTGG